ATATTGGAACGCGGTCAGCGGACGCACGGATGATTCCCACCACCCAGCGTACCCAGAATTAAGCGGATCAGTGTGTGGCCTGTACCCGTCAATGGCCGGGGCAATCGTGCGCCCTGCCGCGTTGCTGCGTGTGGTAATCACGCGCATTAGGTTCCCTTTGTTGTCTCGACGGCGTATGTGATTCCCGCCCCATGCGGCGCGTGTTCTATACCGAAATGAACGACCCTGTTGTAGTTGAAGGCTTTGGGGAATTTCTGAACGCAGCGCCATGTTAGATTTCCTCCAAAGTTACGGTCGCAGTTTCGAGCCCCGTGCTTTGTTCGGTGTCTGGTCCTTCGTCATACCGCAGGGGAATAATGCTGGCCGACGTGACTTTCATCCTGTTCAGAACACGCTGTAGGGCGTCGTTAAAAGTCACACCGTCAAACAGTCGGTCACGATCCAGGACCACGAATGTCGAATAAATGGAATTACCTGTAGCGTGGCAATATTTTCGAAGTAGGTCGGCTTCGGATTTAGTCAGCCGGTCAAATTGAAGATTTAAAATTATCTTTTTTGCATCGCTGGTGTCGTAACCAGTTCCGCCTTGACCTCTGAAAAATTCGCCAAAGGTCAGGATATCTTCGCCGGTGATTAATGGGTCGACCTCCGGTGCCAGTGACCCCATGTAAAAAGTAGATGACATTGTGCCCCCCTTAGCGCTTAACTATACCACGACGGACCAACATATCCCCGACGTTTTTAGCCGCCCGGTTTTGGTCGTATTGCGTGGAAGCCACCACGGCGCCGCGATTATCAAAAACACGCTGCACAATGACGGTCGAACCTTGTGATCTCTTACCCCTGCCGGACTTTTCCACGAATTGAGAATATTTTTCGAACGCTTCGCCCATGCGGGAAAAAGGGATTGCCGCTTCCGGTTCACCACTTGGGCGTTCTGCCATTACATAGGTGCCTGCCTTGGTCATTACACCGCCGTCGGCCATTGCCCCAGCCAGGCCGTGAATGACGCCAGAAGTGGCCGCCAGGGCCGCCAGAAGGGGCAAGGAATAGGCAGAGACTACCACACCGCCCGCCGGTCCATATCCTAGCATGTTAGACAGATAGCCAGCGGTTCCCTTCACAATTTCGGCATCGATGGCGGTGGCTACGGCATTTAAGAACGAACGCCCCATGCCACGCGCGAAAGCCTCGAACGCCTTCTCGCCTGTGGCGCCCTCTTTAATAAGTACCGCGAACGCTTCGGAAAAGCCCTGTGTAAGTCCACCCATGACCCCCTGGGCAATGGTGTAGATTTGCGCGTAGGTCTCTTGGGTTTGGGCCAAAACGTTCTGCATGTAGCTTTGGTATTCCATCGACTCTGCGCCCCAAAGCGCCCTTATTTGCTCGCTGTGAGTTTGCATCATGGTAAGCTTGTCGGAGTTGGTCTGCGCTCCAATGCTGACCAGATTGTCCATTTCTGTTTCGGCAAGGTCGATTTTATCCTTTAACACGGTGCGCGCGATCTTGAGTTCTTCGGCTTTGTGCTTCTTGTACTCCGTAGCCTGTTTTCCGTAAAGCGTTCCGATCTTGACCGTGTTCCCCTGTACCAGCTTCACGTAGTCGTTCCCGTATTTTTTGTTTATTTCGTATTCTGACTTGGCGGCCTTCTCGGCCTCTTCCATGCGCGCGAGTTGTTCGTCTTTGGACATTCGCCCAATGGTAGGACGTGGCGCCCCTCCTGCCTTTGGTTTATCCGTGGTCGCGTTATCAACCTTGGCAGATGCCGCCTCTAACTTTTCGGCCTGCGTTTTCATAATGCCCGCGGCGTGAAGCCATCCTGCGACCTTTTGGCTGACCCAGTTCACCGGCTCCGTGATCATCTTGTTTTGGGCCTTGCGAACGGTGTCGATTCCCTCGGCTACCGGCAAGGAAACTTTTAATGCTTCGTTTCCGAATTTGATTAACTGCGCAATGGATCCACCGGCGTTTTCTTTGAATTGTGCCCATTGATTCGAAAAGTCTGCCAGGTCTCGTGTGACTCCTTTTTGCGAAACCGCAGCCCCTTCTGTAACGCTACGGACTTTCTCCATAACGTCCCCGAAGTCCTTGGCGTCGCGCTTGGCAACTCCGAATTGAACAGCCAACATTCCAAGGCCGCGCTGGTCGCCAATAAAGGCGCGCCCCACGGCTTCGGTGGCGGTGGCCAGGTCCATTTGACCAGATGCCACGATGTCCAGAATGTCAGGCATTAACGCCATAGACTCTTTATAGTTCCCGGTCATTTGCGTAAGCTTGACGATGGACGCCAGGGCTTCGTCGTCCTGGACACCGGTGGTCTTTTCGATCTGCTCGGCGTAGGCTTGGACTTCTGCGGACGCCTCTTTATAGTTCACGCCCAGGCTTTTAAGCGTGAATTCCAGACGATTGACGGAGCGCTCGTGGTCGGCAAATTCAGCCACCGCGGCCTTCATAAATTCAAAAACTCCCAGACCGACAAGCGCAGTTTTAAGGTCGGAAAAATTGGTCTCTATTTTCTTGGCCGAGTCCTTGACCTTTTCTGCGTTCTTTTGGAATTCATCCAGCAGGAGCCCTATTTTGACGTTTAGCTCTTGGAGTACCATGCCACCCTCCGATAGCGATGCCAGCCTGATTTAGTTCAGGGCTGCCAGCCATGACGCTTGACCCTTTTCCGTACTGGTCATATAGTCTATTTTTATGTGATCCTTCGGCCATTACCTGCAAAAAAGACCGCGTGTGTTCTACTATTTGCCCTCTTGTCCATCCCGTGAATTCGATGATTCGAGAGACCCAGCAGTCGAAGTCATCATCCCCGCCACCAGGGCCACGGGAGCCGCCCCCCTGATGGCCTTCAAGTTTTTTAAGTCGATACCATTCACTTCGAGCGCGGCCCGGATCGCGTCCTGAATTTCAGAGTTAGGGGCCTCGAAAAACATGGTTCGAAATGACGCCTCGGTCATGCCTTCATTGAAAGGCAAGACGCTCATGGCAACAAGTCGAAAATCGTTTTTCGTTATCCCAGCCACCAGGTTCTTCAAATAACTAACCGCAGGTTTTTCCTGGGGCTTCCCCAAGCCGAAGAGGCTTTTAAAAAACCCCTTCGACTTGGGCCGGACGTACTGCATATAGGCGCGCTCAAGTTCCGCCGCATCCGCTTCGATGCAGCCGAACAGTTTGGGCAAGTCCTTCACCGGCAGTTCGCCGATGACGATTTCAGTGCCACGAAGCTTGACGCGCTTGCGCCTTCCGCCTTCATAGAAAACGGTCTTTTTTTCGTCCGGTGTGAGCGCCATTAGGATTTTTGCTCCTCGTCGCGAACATCCATGAAGTTCGCAGTTTTGTCAGGCAGAGCGTGGAACTTAAAGGTCAGCTTGACCTTCGTGTAGTCGTTCTTCTGCTCGATGATCTGCAAACCACCTGAAAGCATTGCGCGCGCTCCCCAAATTTCCACACGGTATGGCGCGTTGTTGTTGTCCGGGTTCGCCGTGCCTTTCTTTTTTCCAGTGACCAGCAAGTCGATATAGGGGCGCTGTTGCGCCGATGACTCACCGGTCATTCCGTAGTTAGCGGAAGCAGCCAAGCCATCGGACAAAGTACCGATTCGCTTGACAAGCCCCTGCAAATATTGCAGGATCCGGAAGTCGAAAAACACCCCGGTAATCGTCATCTTAACGTCCGTTTGAACCTGGTCGGTGTGTGTTGCCACCGCCCGTTGTCCAAACGCAGTCACTTCCTGCGGTGTGATATCAAGTTCAACGGGTCCGTCCACGGACTCAATGGTTGCCGCGTCGTTCCCGTTTATTTTGATTTCACCGTCCAGCCAAAGAATGTCCGGTCGTGTTGCCATTTCAGTCATGCCTCCTTGGTTTAATTGTCCCGGTACGCCACAATGTAGCGCACCTGGGATTCGAACGTTTTGCCGTCGGGGTTTAGATACGGAGCCCTTCCCCAATCGTACCGCACGCGGTAAATGCGGCCACCACCAGCAATCAAACCGGAGGCGTCATCCAAAACCGCGTGAACGCGCTTTTTCAAGTCGTTCACTTTTTGGCGGTCCCAGCTTCTAATCTCGATAAATATAGTTTCGTTTTTCACCCCCCCCTGCGAATTGAACGTGTCCGGGTTCTCCGCCTCGGGCCGGACGACGATCTGCGCCGGTTGAGTGTCCAACAAAGGCGACCGGTCATAAGGATCGCTTACCGTGATTAGATTTTGCACGTCCACCATGATCGCCACAATGTCGGCGTCGGATTGCATTTTCTCAATCAAAAAATCGTTGGTTTCCTGGGACATTAAAAATCACCGCCTAAATAAGCGTCCATATCAGCCGAAGCCAAACTCGCAAAACTGCGATTTAAGGCATCGGAAATAATTTCTATAATTCGCCGTTCGTTTGACTTAATCGCCGGGTTCAAGTACGGACGCGGCGGGATCTCGATTTGATCTTTAAGCGTGAAAAGCGGTTTTATTTCATCCTTGCTCACGCGCTGGAAAATTATCAGGTTCCCGGCCTTCGATTCGTGAACGAAGGTGTTTTTATAATCCTTTGCCCATCCGGTAACGCCATCCCACGGGATCGTCAAATATTTAACGTTCTTCGCTTTGACTGTTCCGCCGAATTCCTGAATGGCTGCGTATACCAGGTTCGTCCCGACGACGCCGGTGACGGCCAGACCGCCCACCTTTAAAATCTTGTGACCGATTGAATCGGCCAAGTGCCCTCCGCCTTTGGCAACGTCAGCAGCAGACGACACCATGTGAAAGGCTTTTTTTACGTTATCTTTGGCAGTGGCTTCGACCAGCAGGGCGCAAGTTAAAATCGCGTATCCCATGTCTTTAAAAACGACCTTGGGCAACCGGTCAAGCTTGGAAATTAATTCATTGAATCCTCTTGTTTCCAAAACCACGTCGGCCATTTATCCCCCAATCACGGTGTCGCCCGTGACTTCCAGGTGATGCACTTCGCCTGTCCGGTAGTCCTTGTACGGGTCAACGGATCGCGCGAAATAGCTGCGGTCAAGGTATACGATTCGGTCGCGTTCCTGAACGTCTGCATCCCAAGCGAAAAGAAAAGGGCGGGTCATTTTGTTGTCCACACCGCCAGAAAATAAAAGCGTGTTGTCGTTGGCTACACCTACCGAACACGGAACGGACGTACCGATCTTTGTCTCTGGCGCAACTTTTTCGTGGTGTGCGTTTACCGTAGGCGTAGGCCGATAAATGTCAACACGATCAAGCAGCATTTTTTCGAGTGCGGCTCGTCGGTTCATTAGTAGGGTTGCCCCCGGAGTGCTTTGTTCATTTCAACCCGCAGCCATGAATGCTTATCGCGCGACATTTCTGCAAAGCCGTATTGCGCGACGCTTTGTCCGTCTATCGCGACACCTTCCTTTTCCAGGTCATCTTTTAGGCGGTCAGCGATTTGTTGCAGGTGGTTCACGTTGTACCCTTCGGAATATCCAGAAATTGACTTGTTGACTGGGTTGCTTCCCAAGTACGTGATCTTAGCCGTGACCGCAAAGTACGCGGCAAGCCTAACGTGACCATTAGAATCGGATATAAAGGCCAGAATTGCCTCGTCCTCGAATAGCGCCGTAGCTTCCTCGAACTCTGCAGAGTAAAGCCGGACCCGTCCTATACTGTTTGAGTAGTCGCAGGTAAAAGCCATTTCAATCCCCCCTTGTAAAAAGAGGGGTGGGGCATAAACCCCACCCCCCCGGGCATTTCTCTTGAACTTATGACGTCGGCTCGCTGAAAGCTGACATCCAGTAATTTTCCAGTTCCGGGTACGTCTTACGCGTGAAACGTCCCTTCCAAGAAATGTTCTCGGTACGGAACGACCCAAGTTCTTCTGGTCCGCCTCCGGAAATCCGCTGAGCATCGCTCATGCGGATAAAAATCTCCGGCGCTTCCTGACCGTTCAAGAACGCGTCAACAAACGCGCCTTGTGATCCCGACGGTTTGGCAAAAAGCCAGAAGCCAGTGGTCGTGTACCGATCCAACATCGGGTTTACGACCAAGGTCAACTGCTTCGGCTGGTAGTTACCCGCCAGCGAAGAAATCGCCAAGGTGTCGATATAAGGCTTGATGATCCGACGCGCTGTCCACTCCAAGGCTTGCGGCACGACCAGATAGGTCATGACGGTCCCGCGTGGTTCGTTGGTCATCGGGTCGATCTGGGTTTTCATGGCATTAAGCATGGTTTCCAGGTTCGTCTCGGTCAAGCCGAGCGTGAACAAGTTGCCATTTCCTACGGTGTAAACCAGGTCGCGATTGGCTTTCAATCCGATCTGCTCCGCCATGATCCGCTGTTGCGTGCGGCGTCCGGCCTTGCCCAAACGTTCAGGCAGGGTGCGGAGAATTTCCCCACGGTTCGAGCGCCAGGCTTTCCACGACACGTCGACAAGTTTGCCATAAAATTCCAGCTCTTTGTCGGACGAACTGACATCCAGATACGCCGCGCGGTAGCCTTCTTGTGCTTTCCGCTTGTCGAAGTTCTGAATGTCGCTGTAGTAAATCGACCGGAAGATGAAGTCATCCACCGGACGCTTCGCGAACAACACGGACAGGTCGGACTCCGGATTGTCCAAAAGCGCGTCTTGATAAGCCGCGATGATGGCGCGATCCAGAACGTCAGACGTGGCACCGATGTCGGTGGCCGAGATGAGTTCCGCGAATTCCTTGCCTTCGACTTCTGCAACCTTGGCGGCCTCGGCAGCGTCAAGCACGAAGTTCCGATTCGTCAGCGGGTTTTCCCGATTGGCGACGCGGTTCATCGTACGAAGAATCTGCCGAGTTCCACCGAATCCTGTGAATTCGTCTTTTGGCATTTGTTCCATTTCGATCAAATTTCGCATGGTTGTAATTTACTCCCTTCTATGTCTGGCTACCGATTAACGGTAGTCCGTGACAAGGATATCCACGTTGGTCTCGGTGACCTGCGTGGCCGTGCCGGAAAGGTTCGTGTCAACGACCGTTCCAAAAACGACGTTACTGTTGCCGCTGGCATCCAGCGGGGAAAGCGAAAGCGTGCGCGTTTCGGGATCGATATATACCAAGTCCCCAAAAGCCACCGCTGCCCAGGTCGCTTCCGCGCCCGTGCTTGCGTTGTAAGTCTTGACGTTCTTCACGTCGAATTGCCACCGCTTGCGGTCGGTGTCGATAGTCGCAAGGCCCTCGGAGTCAGCAGGTTCAAGCGTTACTCCGACGACTTTGCCAATCGCCACCGGCTGACCAGCAGCAATACCGGCGCCCACGGGCGCCTTAAAGTGTTGCAGGTCCTCGCCATCGACTTCGTGCTTGCCGACGACGGCATTGGCACCTTCTAAGCCGGTTGTGGTCATGCCCTTCACTTCCTTTCGTGTGATCGTCCGCGGGAATTGCCCGTCGGGTAAAATATCGCAAGGTTATCGAACCTTGGCGAGTCGTGCTTTCTCTTCTTCGGAATAGCCCATGCTTTCCGCCATCTCTGCTACTCGACCCGTAAGGTGGGGCTTTTCTTCCCCAGCTTTAGCGGCGGGTTGCGTCGATGTCTGCTTGTTGACGGATGGAACCTTAGCGATTTCAGAAGTCACGGCCTCGGCCATTTCGGTCTCGGTCGTGAATTGCTTGGCGAGGATATTTTTCATAACCTCGGCCTTGCCCAGCGCGTTCAAATTCGACGCGTGAGCTTCGACCATTTCAATCGCTTTCAGCTTCAAAGTCGAAGCGGTCGTGGCGGTCTTAAACTCCGCGAACTCTTTCTCGGTCGCTGTCAATTTCTCCGTAGCTGCCTTGGCTTCCGCTTGCGCGGTTTCTGCTTCCGCCTGGGCAGTATTCGCCCTCGTTTCTGCGTCGCACTTGGCTTGCTCGACGATGGCTTTGGCAGCAGCTTCTGCCTGGGCGTTTTCGTCCTTGATCGATTGAACGACGTGGGGACAGTTGGCCCGCAACATTTCCGGGGTCAGGTCTGACCAGTTTTCTAATACCGGCATTTTGAGTGGTACCTCCTTTCCCTCGGGTATGCTGTCGGGGCTCATTGCCTCGACCAGTTCCAACACAAGGCCACCGGCATTTGGATCAGTGACCCAATCAGCAGAAATAGCCTTGCGCGGTCGGCGTGCCGTTTGGACATCGCCCACCATGTAAGCGTCCCATAAACAGTTTAGGGAAACGCCAATCGTTTCGGCAGCCTCGGCAAGCTTTTCCTTGAAGCCCTTGTCCACGATCTTCGCCAGGGCAGTCACGCCCTGGACAAGTTCGCCGGACGCAAGCCGAATATTTTCCGACCATTGAACAGTTCCGGGGATGATGTAAGATAAATATTCTTTGATGGTCCGCGGTGACTGTGTTGCCCCGGGTATGACCTCGGAGCCTGGCGGGTGACTGTCGTACTGTTTCAACCCGTCCAGCATTTTACTTTCAACCAGCGCTTGCAAAGCCGCTTTGGGATAATCGCGGCGTTTCGTTTTCGTTGGTCCTGCTTGAATGATGACGACGCGCGCCTTGCTGGGCAGCCCGTCTGTTCCGCGCTCTTCGATATTCTGAACGTAGCCCACGGTCTCGGCGTACTCCATAGACTCGGCCTGTTCACGTTTCCGACGCGTCCACTTTCCGTCCTGGACTTCGAAAACTTCCTCGAAGGTTGACCAGGCAGCAGCCGCGGGATTCTGCACGCTGGATTGGCTCTTCAATGCGTCGAAAATTTGCGCCCACTTATTCGCCTGGTCGAGCGTTAGTTCCGCGCCCTTGTGCTTGGCGATATTTTCCGGGACTTCTTTAAGGTCTTTGTATGGCATCGGTAATTCCCCCTTGTTGTTATTTTTGCACAGTCTCAAAATCCGTCAAGTTTTCTCGTAGTCGTCACCCGGGATTGTCAGCCGTTTCTCTTTCGTTACCGCGTGCGTCCTTGGTAATATAGACGCACGTGCATCCGCAATTAACGACGTTTTTGGCGCTTCCGTTCGAGTCGTGCGGGTACTGCATGGCCTCTCCGTCAACCATAAAAGGCTCGTCCACGGGTATCGCATTATCCGGTCCGTATTGTTCTCCGGCTTGAACATGCGCGTCGCGCGGATCGCGGCTGTTACCTGAATGCTGCCAATATTTTAAAATCTCGGCGCCGGTCTCTTCCGCTTCCTGGTGAATCTGGTCCCATGCCCCAGTGTTCAGGGCGTCAAAGGTTTCGGTTTTTGCGACGGTTCGCCAGTTGGTATTCAGCATGCCCAGGTCGTGCGCAGTCTCTTCGATGCTCATGCCTGAATTAATGCTGGCCTCGATTTTAGCAATTAAGTCATCGCGCAGGTTGGGCGTGATTTCCGTGGTTATAATTTTATACGTCTTTTGCCGGATGGCTTGAATGGTTGCGTCGTTGGTCCACAATTCGCGCCCCAGGTCATAGGCGGCTCCGGCAGCGGCGGAACGGTATGCGGCATACTTCACACCAAACACGTCCTCAATAAATTTCTTTTCAGACTCGCGGTCAACAAGGCGCTGGCTGTAGTTTTCAAAGTTGGGCGCATTCGTAGGCGTCCAGCGTTCCACGCGCTTCACGTTCAACTTGTTTTTTACCCGTGACCACCGGCGCTGCACCTGATCATACGTTGGGAACTCCAAAGCCTCAACGAAATTTCCGTGCCCCTTGTGGCTCTCCACCAGAACAATCGCGCGTGCGATCATTTCGGTTAAATAATTTTTGGCAAGGATCCCCATCTGCTTTTCGAACTTCCTGGCTTCTCCCAGGCGGATTCTTACCTTCGCCACGACGGCACCGTGTTGTAGCGTTTGCGGTGTCCATTTCCACCGCGTGCAGACTCGGTCGCCGCTGCCATCGATCCTTTGTATGGTTCAAACGGTGGCGGATTGTCCCCAGGAACATAGGTGTCAGGATTTGGATCGCCTGGCTTTTCTCCCTGCTTTTTAACATTAACAGGCGGAGCCCCAGGGCCAGCACCAGGCACGGGTGTTGGTTGCTGCGTTGCCATGCGTGACTTAACCTCTGCGATCTTGTCTTGGATCGTTTTGGCGTCCGTTAGTTCGTCCAACGCTTCGTCGATATTGTTCACGCCAAACGCTTCCATGACCAGCCTGGCCGCCTCTTTATACGGAAGCAGCGCAGCGCTTTCTGCTCCGGTGATGGCCGTCACATATCGGTCAATCTCTTTTTGAGTGATCGGCGGGAAGTCAATGTCGATCAGTCGATTTTCTTCCGTCTCAACTTCAAGCTCTTCGCGGTCCACTACCTCGCCCGAAATGATTCCTCCGACCGCGGCAATGTCAATCTGAAAATTCACAAGGTCATGGTATACCGATTCCCAGAACTTCTGCTCGCCCTCGATCATCTTGATAACTGGCAATTCCATCGACGTCGATGTCGCCAGGTTGCCGGTCGAAGCGTCACCGAAATAATGCTCGCCGAATCCCATCGCAGCGAACCCATACATTCGCATCATGCGCTGGTCTTTTTCGCGTGACTGCGCGCCCGTGTCTCGTGATTGCATCCACTCACGCGAGACCGCGTCGTTCTCTACCCACTCTGAACCTGGCGCTGGTGTTGGGTTCGCTCCATCGGTTCGCGTTTTCAGGTACTCCATGACGTCATCCTTGACCGTCTTACCGCCCTTCTTGATAATCATTTTATAACCGATTTCGGCATTTGCGCGAGACAGCGTTGCGCCGTCCTGGGCAATGTCCCGGGCGCTTTCGCTTTCTTCGTAGCACGCATGAATGTCGGACTCACCACGCATAAGGTCGAAAAACTCATTAAGCCCGACGTGGTAAACCAGGCCGCGGGAAAGTTCGTCGTTGCTCGCCTCAAATATTTTATAACGGTAGGAGCGGTGAATTTGTAGGTCCATGTCCACCGTTCCCTTCCACTGGTTGCGCTGAAAGTCCCATTCTCGAACCGTGTGCCGAAGCTGATAGAACGCCGGGCGCCCTGGTTCGTCTTTGTCGGGAATTACTTCGATGATTTCATGCGGAAGGATCGGGTACAGGCGCACGCGCGAAGTGATCGGGTCGATTTTAAGCAATATATTCAATTCACCAGAAAGCGACGTTTCGCGGTGACGACGTTGCTGGGCCATGAATGAAAAATAATTTCGGCGGTTCACAGGGTCACGCCAGAAAGGCTTGACGACCTCTTCCATGATGATTTCACTTTTTGCCTTCGGGATGTCGATGCCCTTGCCGAACACGAAGTCGGTGTGCAGATTTATCCCGCGCTTGATGTACCCATCGGTCGAGTATTTAAGTTGATTTCTGATTATGCCGTTGCGGATTGTGTTCACTGTGCGCTTCATTGGTCGGAGCAGGCTGTTGTCTGTGACCTTGTTCCAGCCAAACTCTTCCATCATGTAGGCGATGATATTGGACGACTCGGCGGCCTCCATGCTGTGCGCAAGCTTTCCGGCTACTTGTCGCATCGTGTGTTCAGCCGCTTCGGCGCGGACTTCCGCGTCGTGCTTACCCGTTAAAAATTTACCTATGTTTCGAAACCTTTCAATGAACGCCATCGCTACCTCCGCTTGAGCATGTTATATATTTCGCGGTACGAAATGTTTTGAGCCACTGGCTTCGATGTAACTGACCCGCCCTCGCGAGCGATCCAACTTTCGAGCCGCTGCGCCGCGATGCACGCAGCCCGTGCGAAAGCCCAGTGGTCAGGCTTGCTCCGGGGAGTTACCCACCGGAAAATCGGGACATCGGTGGAACCAATCGTGGCCTGCACACGTACCGGCGCTGTAAAGTGATCCCGGACGTCTGTCTGCTTTGCCAGAAGTTCGCCCGGGATGGTGACGCGCTTTGTTGTGAAGTCCTCAACGTTGCAGTCCAGCAAAAATGTCCTATTCGCTTTTATAATAAACGTTTCGAAATTAAGCTCGGCCTCTTCTCCTGGACGATGGGTGAAGTCGTCGAACTTCACGCCCCAAACCATCATGGGAAACCGACGTATCAAACGCATAACTTCGGTGGTTTCCGGGTATGCGTCAATGCAAAAAACGACCGGTTCCGCAAAAAGTAAATATTCCACCAGTTGCTCGAACTTATTCTCACCTGAAAACTTCTTCGCGTCAATGGTTCTCGATACCTGCTTTCCCCTTACCTCTTCCACAATCTCAAGCCAAACGTGAATCACGGAGCCAACGTCTGCCCCTCCATATACGCGTCCCTTGTGCGTGCGCGCATCTTCCATGCGTCGGCTTGGGTCTACGCATTCCATAAACATCGCGTCCGTTATGCGCATGTCTTTTTTGGTGAATGGAAGCCCAAGGTCATAAACGCTAAACTCAAAGGCGCGCATTTGGTTCTCTGCGTTCGCAATAAATTCCTTAAGGTCAAGACCAGGAACCAGCAGGCGGTGAATGTGATACCCGTGGCGAGTTTCTGAAAGTCGTGGTTCGCGAGGCGTCCAACGCCCCCAGCGGTAGGATGCTATTGCCGATTCGATCGACTTCCCGCACTTCCAGCAAATGCGCTCCATTCGTTCCTTGCTGACGTTGCGCGGCCACTTGATCTCCTGCCACAATCCGCAGGACGGGCACCTGACTTCGTACTCGCGTTGGTCGGAGTTTAAAAAAAGCTCATTGATTCCCATGCCCTCAACCAATGGAAAACCCAGGTCGAGGATCATTTTTTTAGTGGACGCAGCATTGCGCTTTTTCATGACCTCGGCGTTGTCTTGGTCCATTAAATCGAACTCGTCGCGGATGATAAAATCCACCGGCTCGCTTTGAATTTCGGCGTCAGACGCCACGCCCACCAGATAGAAAAACCGGCCTTTGATTGTTCGCAGCATGGACGTCTGTTTTGTCTTGGTCTCTAATGCCGACTCTTCGCATATTGTTCGGAAGCGGTCAGACCTGCGTATGACAGGGCCGACGCGCGTCTTGCTGAACCGTGACATTTGCCGACTGTGCGGGAAGCCATACATGACGGCAGACGCCAGCATGTCGCAGGCATGGATCGCGCGCAACACGGCATACTCTGACGCCCCGACCTGGACGCATTTCTGGATAACGATGGTCGGAAACATATCGGCATAAAGTTCCATCATGTAAGGGAATTTTTGAAAATTAAAAGGCACGGCATCGGACCCCGAACCGCTAAGCTGGTCCGGGATCCGTGCGTACTGGCAGGCGTAGGCTGCCAGGTTATAGGTTACTGCCAGACGGGTCAGGTTCTCCGTCGTCAGTTCCGGACTCGTTCCCTTTAAAAGACTGGACGACAAGCTTGCCAATCTCTTCGAGAGCTTGTCTGGCCTGTATTGGGTTTTTCGAGAGTAGGACGGCAATCATGGCCTCCGGATTTTTGTCACCGGTTCCGCTTTCCCCATCTTTTCGTAGGTACTCACGCATCCGGTCCCATAGTCCCATCTTTTCAAACAGTTGCATCGCCAGGGCCCCGTTTCCAGCTTCCAAGCTTTGCAATATTGCTTTAACGGCTGCGGTCTGAAAGCTGAAAATATTCCCTAACGAATATTTCAGGATGTCGTCCACCGTCTCGCTATTAAGGATTCGGTTAAGCTTTTTAGGTGACACCCTGTAGCGCTCTCGAACCTCGGTGCGCTTTGCCCCTGCCATAAGCGCGCCTATCATGCCCACTTCCTTCAAGCGCTTTTCAACCTTGCGCGCTTCTAGGTAAGCTTCCACCCCGACCCACGGCGCCAGGTCGGGGCATGATTTTTCATACTCGCGCCGTAGTTTGTTCTCTTCCTCGAATTCCGAAATCTGTTGCTTTTCTGCAATCAGTCGTCGGGCCTCGTTCGCCTTCTCAAGCTGGATCGTGTTCGCCGGTGGCGTGTTCGTTTTCGGCGGCGTTGGTGTTTTCGTTTTTGACGGTTTCCTTTTCCGCGGCTTTGTCGCCTTTGGCTTTCTTGTTTTCGGTGGCATTCTTGCCCCCCTTGTCATTGGTTCCACGTGCAACCTTTGGCCCCTCGTAGTCCATGAACAGGTACCGCATGTCGCCGTACTGGAAGAACTGCCCGTCCTGGGCGTATCCTGCCTCGGTGATAATCTTAACGATTTCACCGGCGCGATCCTCGCCAGGGGATTCGTGCAATTCGATCAGCAGCATTGGACGCTGTGCTGCCAGCAGTTCGCGCGCACCAAGCAACACGGAAAGGTCAGCGCCTTCGGTGTCGATCTTGATGAATCCGACCGGCTGTTCGAATGACTTGGCGAAAACATCCAGCGCCAAAACCAGGGCGGGCCATGTTCCGGCAATCTTTTCGTCAGGCCACCACTCGTGATGTCCGACAAAGTTGGCGGCGCTTGGCCGGTCCACGTACACGGTAAGCGGAAGGATCCCCGTGTGTTCTCCGGCTCCTGCGCAAACCGGAACCACGTTCTTTGCTCCGTAGTGTACGACGACATCGCAAAGCGCGCGGAAGGTGACGGGATTCGGTTCGAGGGCCAGCACGCGGTTCCATTCATCCGCAAACTGAACAGCCCATTTCCCGGCGTGGGCACCCACGTCGATCATAATGCGGTCGGCGTGTCCTTTGCCGGTCATAAAGTCAAACAGTTCGGACTCGTGTTCCTTCATCCACAGCAGGAACTCATCGGGCAGGCCGGTCTTGATTCTTGTCAGGTCGTCAATGCGTTTCACTTGGTACCCTCTTTTCTGGCGATAATCGTCAGGATATTATATTGGCTCAAGGCGTTAAGCCCAGGCTTTCGGACACCATCTTCCGGATGTCCGAACATGAACATTTGCAAACCGTAACGCTTTAAAAATAAATCCAACCCCCTTATGGTGAAATGGCAGAAGTGTTCGTCTGGTCTGCAATGGCGCCAGGCTTTGAACTCTTCGGCAGTGAATCCGTTCGGCGGAAGGTAGGGCGTGGATAAAGCCAAAAGCCCACCATCCTTTGTTGACTCGGCCAGCTTTTCCATGATATCGCCCGGGTCTGCAAAATGTTCGATAACGTCAAACGCCGTCACGATGTCGAACTGGTGGCGATACCACATGCGCGCCGCTTCCAACTGGTCGAACACTTCCACGCACTTAAAATGCGATTTTATAAAGCTGCGGGCGTGTGGGTTTATGTCCACTCCGACTGCGATGACATGCGGTCCCAACACCGGTCCCAAAGTAGTATGCGGAACGCGGTTTCTTAAATCTTCTAACCAGTCACCAGAACCGCAGCCAAAATCAAGCGCCGCGATCCTGTTCACGTCAGATACTAAAAACGGGAGAATGAAGTCCATGCGCAGCGTATTAAGCGCGCGCTGGTCACTACCTCCGGAAAATATTCGGAACTTGTCGAAGTATTCCGCGTTATAAACATCTGGCGATGGTTCAGCCCCGGGCGCATGAATCGACCCGCAGTTTGGGCATTTGTAGAACTTCTTTCCCTCATGTGTCGCAAAAGGTTCCGCCCACGTGTCCGGCCATTCGTGTTGTTTACAGGCTGGGCATTGAATCATTTCCGCCTCCGCATGTGCCCCAACACTTGATGGATGACGTGACGTCCCATTGAAGCAGAGCGGGAAGGATTGCTCGAACACTTCGCTGGCATTGCCAAAGCGCAAGCCATGCGATAGACGCGAAGCTTTTCGTTTCTCTCCTTTTTCTGCGCCCTTGTCATGTGCGGCTGCTTAGGAAGTTCTTCTCTCTTTAAAACGGCATAATCAATAACGTCGTTCATTCCGTAAGTCCTCCGTTCTTCTCATTTTTCCCCGGGATCGTTTCATCGCAATCTCGGAGCGCTTCGAGCTTTTCTAATCCGCGCGTTTTAAATTTTTCTTCCAGCGCTTCCAGTACCTCTTCCACGGTGATCCTAGACATGCACGTATTCGCACCACAATCGCCCCAGCAGGGCGACCGCTGTTTGTCGCAGTGTTCCGGGTGCCATATCGCAGAAGCCCCCGGCAAATAGCCCGTGCGTGCGTCTGGGTTCATGTTTCCGAACAATCCCAAGGCCGGTGCCCCTACTGCACCAGAAGCCACCAGAAGCCCGCTGTTAAGCGTCAGAGTCATAAAGCACCTTTCAAGCACTGCCATCATTTCGCGCATGTCGTGACCTGCCACTACCTGAATGCGATCAGCAGGCAAACCCAACGCCTTCACGTCCTCGGCATGTTCGTCAAATACCGCGACGTAGTGCTTAGGATGGCGGTCAAGCCATGCCTTAATAAGCGCTTTGTTTTTATCCTGCTTGATTGGCTGGCCCTGGGCGGTAGGCTGCCAGTTCCTATCCGGTGAATTGCTCCGCAGTTGAATCCCCAGGAAGTGACGTCCCTGGGTGAACTCTTTGGCCCATGCCCGTTCGTTTCCGGTAATGATGTAAACCGGTTGCTTTTCATCATCGGGAAGCGTGACCCCGCAATGTTCCGCATAGATGTCAATGCGACTTTTGTGACTCGGGTGGTGTGCGCCTTCCCAATGCACGCACGGCCTAGTGATGTCATAGAACAGGTCCGCACGCGTCTTTAAATAGCTTTCGGCGTTGTCCAGTTCATCCCATGCGATCAACCCATCCACCCACGGGTGATGGAACCAAAGAGGCATGCTGCGCCTTGGAACCGTGACCGTGATCGTCGCCATAGGATAGCGACGCTTTAAAGCCTTGGGCGTAACGCTGGCATAGAGCATGTCACCCAGGCTGTGAAGCGTACGGGCGACAAGGATTTTTTTCACCCACTGTTCAGGTGGAACGCTCTTTTGTGTGTTGGCATCCTGGCTTAATTTAAACACTCCGAAATTTTTCAAAATGTTCGCCTGTTGAATCGTTACAAAGCGCGGCTGGTTTTTATAAAACCGCATGGGCACGCCCAACACGTTCACCGTGATCTCGTTCCGCGGTTCCTTTGTTTCGTACACGACCGAAACTTCGATTTTCTTAAAAGGCGAACCCATACCGCGCCCCCTTATTCGCCGATGACCGAGTAAAGGTCGTCGCAGTTCTTGCCAATCTCGCGCAAGTAAATCCGGATTGATTCCTTGGCACGTGTGGCCGCTTCCAAAGCCCGGGCCTGGACGCGCTTGTCCTCGTTGTCCGTTACTTTGCGACCGTCACGTGTTCCGTGATATTGCGAATACGCCTGTCCGAAGTTGATGATTTGAATGCGAAGGCTTTGCACGTTCGCACCCATGTCGTCGCGTGCGTGGGCGATCTTTTCCAGATCCGCAATGGTCAAGGCGTCCACGTTTTTCACGCCCTTCTCTGCCTTCGGCGCTACCGGCGCCTGCGGTTGTCCTTGTTGCTTTTTTGCCATTTCGTCCTCCCAGTGTATTGTGCGCGGCGGTATTGTTGGCCCCGCCGCTGGCCCTATGGCCCGCAATGCGGGCATGCGGCTTACTGCGCCGCCTTTCTCCCTTGGTACGGCTTCCCGTCCACGTCCAGGATCTGGAACATGTCCGGCGCCTTCGTCACGATCTGCATTACGCGTCCCACTGACGCCGTTTTGTCGCCACTCTTGGCCGCTGTGTTTTCGGACATGAGTTTGTCGAAGAACATCTGCGGGACGTCTTTGTAGCGGTACGTTTTACCGCCCTTGAACTTCACGGCTAGGATGCCTTTTTTCATGGGGCATCCCTGCGGATGTATATGGCAATTCCCGTCGCCATCGGTATCGCGTTCGCATCCCTGGGAAACTTCCACAAACCCGACCGCTTCCACGTTCGACGATTCCACTGCCACCATCTCAAAACCTGGTTGTTCTGTCATAACTTTTTACCCCCATGACGGATTGGTCGCGTTTTGTTGTATGCCATCTTTAAAGCCACGGCCTCGGCAAGTGGAATTTCAAACCCTCCACAAATGTCAAATACTCGAATGATAACGTCGGCCATTTCAACCGGTATACCTATTGGCTTCCCGGTTGTCGTTTGGTGAATGTGTTGCGGTTCCAGTGTTCCACGATAATCTTCCAACGCCTCCGCAAGTTCAGAAACCACAAGCATCAGCGCCTCTGGGAACGTTGGCGCTGGGTTCCACCACTCTTTGCTGACGGCGTTACTGTGACAAGCCGCGACGCCTTCACTTATTCCTTGATTGATTGCATCTTCCGAAGTCCTTAACGTCCTGGCGTGTCTAATAATTATTTCGGCAATTACGTCATTAAACCACTCGACTTGTACCGAGTTTTTAACTTCTTGGCTGATACCAGCCACTTCGCACAATTTCCCGATTATCTCTCTGGCCGCATCATCGACCCACGGTTGAGTTTTATAGTTTTTGTTCATGCTCTCGCCTTCCCTTTGTAAAAAAATCGCCAGGGCTGATTGCCTGGCTGCCTCACGCTTACGATTTTATGACCATGATTTCGCAGCCACCAGATGCACCAGTTGTACTGCGGGATATAAAGGCGCACAAGTTCCATCGCTGTCGCCCCGTGCTGTCCTCTGCCTTTTAGATAATGCAAAACGCGCTGAGGCTGCGTTGAAAAATTAGCCATTTAAAACCACCGCCTTTCCGTGTCGCTGTCGTTCTGTTGCTGTTCTTCCTTGCCTTCCCGTGCCTTTACTTTCTTGCCTTGCTTGGCTTCCCGTTCCCGTCTTGCCAATAATTGATCCGGGAACAGGAAGTCATAGCATTCGACACAATACCCCACGCCGCGGCCTGCGATCATTTTAAACGCTTTTTCAGTTCCAGGCAAGACAGGGCCTCGGCAGCGATTGCAAAGCATTTACTTCGCGCGCCCCACCCGCATGTTGTGCCAAAGGAAAAAAACAAAATTTGCCAAGTCGATCAGATATTTTTCATCCACGAACAGTTCAGGGTCTACACCTTCACCCGTTGCCTTGTTTGGTACATAGGCTTCGTTCACATAAGGCAATTCTTGAATAACGTCGTGGATTTTGTCCAGAAGTTGCCGAGGCGTCAGCTTTTGCCATCCTTCGTAGCCTTCGCACGACTTCTTTTCCAGTCGCTCAATCATAGCCACGCCCAACTGCGGAACCTTGTCGCCAAATTCTTCCGGCGCCTTGTCGTTAAACTTAGTCTGAACAGGCAACACGCGGAACGACAAAGCTTCGTCACCGTTGAAATTTTCTAAGCCATAAAGTCCGATCCGTTGGTGAGACGGAACAGACAGCGTGATTTGGAAGTCGCGGTCGTTTTTCCAGTCCTCGGCGATTTTTAAAACCTTGCCGTTGAACTTTGCCATTCGAAAGTCGTGCGTGATTTCTCGCTCGCTGCGTGGTTCGCGTGGCAACTTTTCCGGAGTGGTTCCCGGCAACGCAGGCTGCGCTTCGGTTGGCTGTGATGCTGGTGCCGATTCTGTGAATGGTCCGGCTGTGTTGGCCTCACCCGCCGGGGCTTTCAATCCGTCCTCTAGGTTTGGCGTGGCCGCCGTTTCTTTCTTGCTCATAATGCCCTCCTTGATTTTCTGGGTTTAAGGTTTGCCCCAGAACCTTATGGGATTTTTTAAATCCCAAGGACTCCCTGTTGCATGCGCTTCGCTGCGATTTCGCAGTAGCGCTCTTCGATCTCGATGCCTATGGCCTTGCGGTTCAATTCTTTCGCAGCGCGCAGCGTGGTCCCGCTTCCGCAGAATGGATCCAATACAGTCTGCCAGTCAGCGCGCACGTTTATAAAGTCATAAAGCAACTTAACCGGCTTTTCTGTGATGTGTTGTTTGTCAGCACCCACCACTGGATAGCGAAAAACCCCAGGGGCACAGAAGCCGTCCGTGTCCTGGTTGCGGTCAATCGGTCCGGCAGTGGCTAGCAGGATGTATTCACACTGAGCCCGAAACCATCCTTTTTGTGGTCGGCAGCATTCGGTCTTGTCCCAAACTACAATGCCGCGATAAACCCAGCCGCCCACCTGGATAGCATCCACCAGCGATGGCAGTTGCCGCCAGTCGATAAAACTGGCAAGCGTTGCGCCTTCGCGAGCCAGTTTCATAAGGTCCGCCATCCAAAACGAAACCCAAAGAATAAAACTGCGCTGGTCTCGGTTGTCACCTGAAAAATCCGGATCCACTTTGGCCGTCCCGGTCAGCCGGTACTTTTGCGTGGTGGTCTGGTTGCGGTCGCTCCGCATCATCCCTCCGCTTGAGTATGGCGGATCGGTCAACACAAGGTCAATCTTTTGTCCTGTCTCAATCAGTTGCGGAATGATGTCACGACTGTCTCCGTGGTATATCGTGGTGTGTTCGTCCTGGTAGTATGGCTTCAAAATGGCCCCCTTATTTTTTCCCACATGGCTTTACCACGTAGTTCGCTTAAAAAATCCCAGCGTTTACACTTTCCCCCTGCATACTCGCATCCACCCTCTTTGTCGAGCAGGCAGTACACGTCGTCAGTGCCATTCTGGTTTTCTATGTACCTCACATTTTCCCGGCATTTTGCCTTTATGTCGTTTTCCAAAAGGTTCATCCGTTCCAGGTTGTAAGCCTGCAGGATCGGTTCAGCCGATTCTCGAAGCTCCGCGATTGTCGGGAAAAATCTGCGTGTTTTAATGCAGACCTTGCAGGCCTCAAAAAGTACCTCGTCCGGCAGGTCGTTCAGCATCTCCTGGTAAATCGTAACAAATTCCGGAGTCACTTTCTTGTCCTGCAAAACTATTGCCATCATCCCCAGCGATTTCGAGACAGTCGTGTTGCTGGCCATTGGCTTGTTCCTCTCTTTCGGCGTCATCGATTGATTTCCGAATAACCGCCATGTTTTCGTCGTACCGGCTGGAAGCTTTACCATTCCCGCTGTTCTTTGACTTCGCCTGCATTTCCAGGTTTAACCTGGTGAATTTTTCGCGGAGCGTGGCAACGCTTAAAATGTTTTTATGCCAGAAGGTGTCGGCCTGTGCCCAGCGGATTACTTTTTCGATTTCGTCAGGTGTCCGGTTATCCAGTCGGATCAGCCGGTCCATTTCGGTCAGCCATCTGTTGTAGCCTTTAACCTTAAACCCTGTGTCGTTTTGAGTGATCAGGTTTGCAAGTGTTTTGCACAGGTCGTGGACTTCCTGTGGGTATTCCTTGGAAGGCTTTGCGGGTGGTTCAGGCGTCGCGTCCGGTTCGGTTTGTGAGCCGGACGTCTCTTTACTTTCCTTTGGTTTACTTTGGTTTAGTTTAGTTTGTGGTTTATTGCCATCATCCCGAAGCGGAAACGCATCCGAAACAGGCTCTTGTTGACATTTACTGGGTTCTTGTACGCGTAAACCCGGTTTTTGTGGAATAGCTCCACCTTTGCGTCTTGCGTATAAATCGGAAAGGTGGTCGACAAAGTTTTGGCACCAGATAACCCGGTCCCGTTCCCAAAGCTCACGGTCGATGGCTTCTAGGTCTACCAGCAGCCCCATGATTCCGTCAGCAATATCCTCACTCACTCGGGTTTTTGCTATCAGAAACAACCAGGCATGGCGGTCGTGTGCATCGAAAAAATGGCCAGGCGTTCGTCCTAAAAGTGATAGCAGTTTAAACCAAAAGGCGTACCCATCGTTGCCGAATGTGTTCTCAAGGATGAAAAGCGTCTTGCCACCCTCTTCGCAGTAATGAGGATAGTAATCGACGGTGTTTTTGTCTGGTCTCATTTGTCACCGCCGTTGGTGTCAACTATTTCGAAAATCTCATCCCATGAACATCGGGCATACCGTTGGATTTTTTTTCGCATTATCGGCCCCGGGTACCTGTAACTTGAAAGCATTTGTGTCAACATGGCACCACTGATTCCGATTTTTTTAGCGAACTCTTGGAGGGATATATTGCTCCGGGCTATACGTTCAAGGAACGGCTTGGGTTTTAATTTGACCTTAACTCTTGGGCTTGAACTGGACATTTTGCGGCACCACTTTCAGCGTCGTTCTTCGCCTGAAAACATGACGGCGTCCAAACGCGTTTTAATATATATCAAGGCTATTAACTTGTAAAGAATAATTTTTATATTTTTATTTTCTGCCAAACGTAGCGCATGTGGTGATGCCTGCCGCGAATAGCCAGTAGCCAGCGCCCCACAAGTCACGCTTTGAAATATGCACAATAACCGCCCCAACATTGATCGCAATCGAAAGGCATGGAAAAAACCAACGGGAATCAAACCCAGCAAGGGCAGCGGACACTGCGCGGATCATTGCGACGCCTCCGCTGCGTCCTCAATAGTTAAGTGCCCTATTCTGCTTTCTAATTCATGGACAAACTTAGGACGTGAATAGGCCCACGACTCACCACCTATTCGAACCGCGATCCTGTCAATCTCGGGCCATTGCTTGCAGGCATCTTCAAGCGCTGCAGCTGGATTTGATTGCGCGAAGTTTCCGACAAAATCTTCGCGGCAATGCAGACGGAACCAGCAATCGACCTCCGCGGCAGTGGCGTTGATGCTCTTTAAAACGTCGTTTAGGTTATGACCTTCATTGGAGAAATACGCGAACATGGTTGCGGTGGCTTCTTCCCCGTTGTAAATTATTGGCTGCGCTGTTGTTTTCGTGTAGCAGTGCATGTGCCCCTCCGTTTTAGTCCGTCTAGGACATAGTTCACACACTCGGCGGACTGGTCCGCTTCTGTGCGTAGGTGTATTTCTATCGTGTAATCTTTGGCGTCCATGCTTGAAAATAAAAGCCCGGGCGATTTGTCAAGGAAAACCTGGCAGTCATCCACGAAGGCGATGCCGTTCAGCGCGTCCTCAATCGTTCCGATCATGTTGCTGTGGTCCATGATATTCCGGTTTGCGCGAATCTTTAAGCCAAGCCATACCGGCCAATCCGTGACCATTCGCCAGCCTTGTTGGTAAAGCTGGACCTGGGCTTCCTTTGCCAACGTTTCCTTAAAATCGGTATATTCTTTTGTAAGGTACCAGAACGAACCACGCCTACCTTTAGAGCCTGCGGCCTTGGCGGCCATGTGATCGGACAGGCGTTTAAAGTTGACCTTGTTCCCGTGTTGCTTGCTGACCGGTATCAGTCCCCGGACAATTATCACCGCGCTTTGGTTCATTGGATCCCCCTTTCGATTTTCTGAACTCAGCGGCTTTCGGGCATGACGAAAAATGCGCTTCACGCCCGCGGACAATAAACCCATGCTCGGTGACGATGGCTTTAATGGTTACGTCGACCGGTATTTTCTTTCCTGTTTTTTTAATCTCCACGAACTCAATGTCTGCACCGCATCCCTTGCACTTTGCCATGACTTACCCCCTGTTTTAGTTTCCGCGCATGTATGTCAGCGCGGCTTCGTCTGTCTTGATTTCTTGGAAGTGATCGTCTAAAAAGCTGATCGGCGTTCCTGCCTCTCGGTATGAAACGAAAAAATCAAATGCCTGGTCTGGTGTGTATGATTCGATAAACCAAGTTTCGTTAGTGTTCCAAGACACTAGGCCGTTCTTTTCCATTGCCCAGCCTTGGATGTGCGCGGAGCGTCCGCCAAGATAAACCGCACCAGACCGGCGACCGTTGGCCCTGGCACAGTACACCAGGAAGGCAGCAAACCCGCGACACGATCCACCGTTGTTTTCGTAAAATTCACGGGCCTGTAGATGTGCCACGTCCTCGCCGGGCTGTGGCATAAGTTCGACCGTGTTTTTATACCTGGCGTTTTGCTGAATCCAGCAATAAGCTTTTGCACTGGTGTCAAGCGTGGCCACGGTTTCTTCAAAGCCGAGGCGCAATACTGGCGGCCCTTCCAGCCCATGGACATCGGGCCCCACCGGATTCGGAGAGCATCCGGAAAGGAACACGACCACGATTAAAGCGACGATGGCCAAAATAAAAAGTACAATCGGTGCGAGCGTTTCTTTTAAAACATGCCGGGTGATGTCGTCCATTAGAAAACCCTCACATTCACGCGAACGGTCAGCGATTGCACCACGTCGGAACGGTCAACCATGTATTGCGGTCCATACTCTGCCCCAGTTGCGAACCATGACCGCAATTCGTACGCAGCCTCGAAATTCAAGTTATCATAGCCCACACGCGCTCCAATCTTTGAACGCTGCCCCACGACTCCCATGCCAATCCCTCCGGCGTACCCTTTAGATTTATTTTCTGGAACGGCGGAAATTTCGCCATATAAAAGCCATGACAGTTCAGACGCTTCGACACGCAGGCCGATCCCCGGTCCTGTGTCATAATGCCAGCGCCCCTGGATCGTGCGTTCCCACGCTTGTCCGAAAAAGTCATTTTCTGCGAACAGGTATCCGCTCAATGCGTGAACCGTAGTCGGCGCTAAAAAAATCAAAAATAAAGCTTGCAAAACAAATGCTTGTTTGATATATTTAAAAACTCTTCTTAACATTTTGCTTTTTCCCCCACTTTCTGAAATAGTAACCGACCCACCAGCGCCAGAAAATTCTCCGTTCGCAATAATGTCGGGCCAGGTTATCCAGTCCGCCTTCGCGGTACCGGTGTTTGATCGTATGACTTGCCCAGTCTGACTGAATAACCAGGCTTAGAAAACCGTCCTTGTGTATGCGGGCCCTGGGGTCTATAACTCCAAGCTAAAGCCCTGGTCCACCCCTTTCCGTGGCTCTAATTGCCATAAGGATCCTAGTTTCGTCATCCGTCAGGCAGTTCGCTTTCGCCACCCGTTCCATGATTTCCACTTCGTGATCAGGAAGGTCGTCGCCGGTCTGGTTCTTGGCATAGGTAACAGAAGAAAGCGTGCCTACCAGACAGACGACGACCAGTAAACGCATCATCCTTCAAGTGACGGAGTGGGCGCTTCAAATGGATCATAAAGCACCGTTACCGTCACCACTGGCCGGTCCGTTCCTGGGACCTGGCTTTGGGTTTGAATGATTTTTAAAACTGTCCCACCTTGGTCCATGAACGCATTCAGGTCTCTTTCCATTTTGTTCATGTCGTGCGTTTGGAAAATCTTGACTTTCATAGCTTCCCCCTTTCTAAATGTTGAATGCGTTCGTTTAAAAAACCGGGCGTTTTCTTGTATGTGTTGCGCCTTGCGTTCCTGTGTCTGCGCCTTCCGCCTTCGGCTTGCTGTCCATCCATTCAACAAGCGCCGCCACGACCTTCGTCTTGGATTGTTTTTTCCCGCTTTCATCTTCCCAGCGGTCCTGTTTTAGCTTTCCGGAGACGGTGACTTTGCTGCCCTTGTTCAGAACCTCACCGCAATTCTCGGCGACCTTTCCGAATGCTGTCACCAAAATAAAATCCACGTCCTCTACCCACTGGCCGTCCTTCTGATATTTGTTATTGATCGCGACCGTGAAGTTCACGACGGCGTTGCCAGTTGCCAAGTATTTCAAGTCTGGGTCTGCCGTCAAATTCCCTGAAATGCAAACTTGATTAATCATGTGTCCCCTTTCGCCTCGTGGGCTAGTTAAAATATATTTGGCGTCGTGTTCAGTGGTTCTTCGTCAACTTCGTCGTTACGCCTTTTAGTGCTGGCCCTGGCGGACAGTTTCTCCGTGGCCTCAATCAAAAGCCCGTCTTGTTCGTACCGCTGGGTGTTCTGAGGTAGCGAAACTTTAGCCCACCGAACCGTTGCTGCCTTTATTCGTTCCGGATCCAGGTTCAGAACCGAAAGCGGCTTGCGTCCGGCGGCGACCGCTTTGATAAGTTCCATTTCGTCTGTGATGGTGACGGAAAAACTACCGCGACCAATGGCCTTGCCTGCGCTGGTGGTCTCTGTTTTGCTGACCGTTGGCGCTGCGATGGTTGGTGCATGGAAAACGGACTGCGCAGCGGCTTCGTGGTTTTCCGCTTTCTGTTCGTGTTCCTGAGCAGATACTTCACCGCGGTCGGTAATTTTAAGCGCATTCATTTCGGACGCGCGTGCCGCGTTGTTTGCGGCTTCCGCTTCATCCCGTGCGATTCGTTCCTTGGCTTCCTGTGCTTCCGCTTCCGCCTTGGCCTTTAAAAACGCCTCGCGGTCCTGTTGCTCAATGGCCCGTTGCTGCGCTGCCTCGGCTTCCTTGCGGTCGGATTCTGCCTTGCGCGCGCGTGCCTCGGCCTCTTCCTGCTCGCGACGTTTTTTGTCTGCTTCCTCGCGTTCCTGTCTGGCTTTAGTTTCGGCATCGCGTCGAATTTTATCGGCCTTTTCCTTTTCGTCGCGGGCTTTGGCTTCCAGCTTGATCCTCTCCGCCTCTTCTGTTGCTTTGCGTTCAGCGTCAAGCCTGGCCTGCTCCGCTTCGATTCTCCTGCGCTCCGCTGCCTTGTAGGCGGTTATTTTCTTTTCCATGATCTCGCGGGCTTGCTTGGCGGGAGTTTCGAACTGGTTGCGGATGTCACAGGCGATAGACCAGGGCTGGCGGAAGGTTTCAACAAATGGGTCAATGTATGCCGATCCCTTCTTTTTGTACTGAGCGATGGCCACGAAGAACTCATTGGCTGCGACATACTCTTCGGGCGTCTCGACCCGAGCCGTGGTGGCCTGGGCGATTAACGATTCGCCATTGCGCTTGATTAGCTCCATCGTCTCTTCGTTCCAGTGCTGGGCAATCAAGTCACGAATGTCGCCCACCAGTCCGGTCAACTTTGATCCGATGGCACCTATTAAACTTTTCACGTTCTGTTTTGGCATGCCCACCGCCTGCTCTGGCGGAATGTCAAAAACGCCTTGCTTTTGTTCCATATCGTCCTCCTTGAATTTGGGCCTTGGCTGCCCGTGATGGTTACAATATATCAACATGCTAACATTTTGTAAAGCAAAAAGTTATAATACTTTGGAAAGGTTTGCGCGCCATTGCCAAAGCGCAAGAGCGCTCCGGAAAATTTGGAAATGATCGGTGGGCTTGTTTATGATCTCCCGCCAGTCATAGGTTCCGTCCAGGCGAAGCTCGCAAAAAAAGCGCTTAGTTAATTTATAGCCGGGGTTCCCTTCGTTCCATCCTTCAAGGTAGGCTGCGGTTTGCAGCGGCTCAAGCATGGAATTATAGGGGCGGCTTTTAATCTCGATCAAAATGCGGACACCGCCATCCAGGAAAGCAATGGCGTCCGGGCGTCCAGCGTACCCGTGGCGCAGGCTACATATAGGCTCTTCGACTGCGTGAACCGTGAAGCCTTTGTCCTGTTTGCATTTGATCCATGCGTTAAGGATTGGCGTCATGTCGGCTGTCATGGTCACGTTGCCGTCGGGAAGGCGGATCCCGTGCGGCTTCAAAGATTCCGGGTCAAGCGTTCCCTTTTCGTAAAGCTCGACGATAGAATGCACCGCCGTCCCAAAATCGCAGGCACGCTTCAAAAGGTCAGGTTTGACCTGGGAATAGTCGGCCAGCAGGCCCAGGACAGTCGTCACCGACGGAACCCGGACCCGCTTGCCTTTCCATTCGCCTATGTAGTAGCCGGTTTCGTCGCGCCGGATTTCTTCCATGTCTCAAACTCCGCCTGAACGTAGTCTACCACTTTGCTTATTCCACCCGTGGCCATGATTTCGTTGGCCTTGAGTCTGCGGGCGCCGTCCGCTGGTTCTCCCATTTCGTTAAGCTGACGCTTTACCTGTTCGATCATTTCCAAGTCGGTAGGACCACTCGACGCCTGTTTTGCAGGCGCAGCCTCTTCCTTTGCCTTGGGTTGTGCAACGTGCGGCTTTCCAGATGGCGGTGCATCTTCGTTTCCTGTTTCTGGGATAACTTCCAAGTCCTCTAGGTCTTGGTCAAAGACATCGGAAGCGGCGGTGGCAGTCAGAACACCATCAACCAGCGCGCGCTTCTTCGCCATTTTTAAAACGGTGTTGGAAACGTCGGCGATCTCCTGGCGCACTTGCTTCGTGCTGCCTCCGTCTTTATAGTGCTTTACCCGTCGGCGCGTTGGTTCAGCTTCTTCGAACTCCGTACCGAATGCGGCGCGCCATTTATACTTCGTCTCGTTACTAGACGCCTCGCCTATTCCGTAACCGACCAGGCATCCGTTCAAGATAGAAAAGATTTTTACTTTTATCCTGAATCGTGCCTCGTTTGCGGATGACAGGTCCAGGACTTCGGGATCGCATCCCAGACGAAACGTCATCATGATTTTTTCGGCTCCCGGTTTTAAAAGCGACGGTTTCGTTAGTTCCTTTCCGTCCCGGTCCTTTTTACTGGTGCCAGGTATGACGCCGTAGTGAACGCCCGATATCATAACGGCTTCCATCGTTTGTTGGATAGCCTGGACTTGCTGTTTCATTTCGACCGCGCTTAAAACCCGCGGCTCTATTTCTTGAACTGGACCAACCACTTCCAGCGACGTCTGTTCCCCCTTGGCTGGGGTTTTGTGTTCCATAGCTTCCTCCGTTTTGGTGTGCGGTGAAAAATACCCGCCAGAATCCAGGACTTAAAGTCCGAGTTTTTCGCGAATGTCATCGCCGGGCTTTACCCCCTTTTCTTGCAAAGTTTTCGAGTAGGACATGATCGCGAGCGTTACGTGTTCTTGCTTAGAAATTTTTTGCATTCCGGTCGTGTTGTACGCCTTAGCAATTTTTCCAAGCGTTGCCAAGGCCACGGGATGAACCCGCGCCCCAAGCGGTTTGGGTGTTGCGTTTTTAGTAGCCAAGAGTTTCACCTCCTTTCGTGTCGTCACTATATCCGTCTGCCTGCATTTTGTAAAGAAAAATGTTTGCAACTTACCCCACAAGCTTCCATAAACGCGGAGAAGGATTCGGGCGACCTCCGGAACCATTTGCAGGGAAGCTGTCCGAAAGCCATCTCTAGACCATGCGGGTCCTGGCATCCGTCACCGATCTTGTACGATTCGCAGGCCGCGCATCCGGCCAGCAGGTGCAATTCAATCGCACCCTTGTCAAATTTCGAATAATCAATCTTTTCGTTCCCGTTCATTGTCCGCGGCTCCCTTTGCAAGATTTGCCACCGCCTGTTCCATGCGAACAATCAGACTGCACCGGTGGCACAGTGGAGCAGTCTCTTGATCCCTGGGGATCAGTGCCTTTCCGCAGCGGGCGCATTTTGGCGCTTTGTCGTGGCCGCCCACTGGTTTAATCAGACGGATCGGTTCCATTACAAGCAAAGCACCGATCCAGCCAAAGACGAATGCAGGTGTAAAATCGTGGCATCGACGTCAATTAAGGTTTCGTTGTACTTTCCGAAAAGCACCGCGTTCCCCTTAATCGATCCGCTGACGTATTCGGTAAGCGACAAAGCTGCCTCGGTTAGCTGCCGTATCGTTTCCGGATCCGGGCCTTCTTTTTCGGATTTCGCCAGCAGTTGCCGGAAGTGCATCGCTGCGGTGTCCGCGGCGTGCTTAATGTTGTGCGGCGCATCCGATAACATCCCGGACAGTTGTGTCAATGCGTCCGCCGTCTCTCCTACGAAAATCATCATCACCGTTCGCGCGCGTTCGCTTTCGTTCATTCTGTCCTCCACGTTGGCCCGTCGGCTATTTAAAAAATCAAACTGGTAATTCGTCAGCAAATTCAAAAACCATAGCCGGACGCCCGTGTTCGTTAATCACTTCTAGCTTATGTATTGAAAATAAACCGCCAAGCGTCCAATCGCATCCGGTGTCTTTTTTCCATCGGCCAATACACGAAAAGAAAAAAACGTTTACCGCCTCTTCCTGACTCATACCCAAGGCCACGAAGTTTTCGAAGGTTTGAACGTTTCCACACTTGACGCACTTAAATCTCCACTTTTTAAAATCAGGGCCGTATAATTTAGTGCCTAACGCTTTCCAAGCTTCAATCGTCAACGTTTTAATCCCTGTGCTGTTTTCTGTTTTTTCCGGCATTAATCCCTCCGCATTTTAAGCCCGTAGGCTAATTTAAAAGACTTCGCTAAAAACGTGAAATACTAAACCGCCGTCCAGAAGCTTAACCGTTCCAATGAAGTTTTTACCCATTACGTCTTGGGCGGGATGCCCGGTTCCAATTATCCAAAAACGCCTTGGGCCAATCACTACAAAGGTTTCGGTTTTCAGTAATACATAAATCACAATGTTTCCATTTTGTTCTATTGCCGACAAAACCTTAGCCCCACTTGGAAGCATTAAATTCAAAGAGCTGTCCGAATCTAATTTTGAAAATTCAACTTGATACTTATAAACGGTTTTCATATTTCCCTCGCGTGTAGGCCGCCGCCGTTATTTTTTGGAAGCGACGAAGGCTTCCAGTCTTTCCGTCACTACGCCTCCAAGGATCGAACCGATAACTTTGAATTCCTGTAAAATCGCAGCGTCGGGTATGAAGTCCTCGGCCTCGGCGATGTGATTCGCAACTTCGCGCCGAGCTTCTAAAAAGTTTTGTATTTTCAATACCGCCAACCTATGATTGGCATCGTGCAGCGCCTCTTCCTGCGTTTCGTAAAGCGTTAAATGCTCCGCGCTTGGATCAAGCCCGCCCTTTATTTGTTTGCCCAACTGACCAAGCGAAGTCTCAAAACACATGTCGTTAATTTCGTAGTCATTGCTTAGAGCATCCGCCACCGCCCACAATTTCCGATCTGTTGAAATGACCATAATCAAGCCTCCGTTTTTAAAGTTATTGACCAAACGTCCACCAGGGCGTAGCCATCCGGTTCCGTTTCGTCTTTGTATGTTTCCTGCAGAATGACTTGCAGCGTCCCTGACGGCTTGGGCATTGCCGCCAGCAAAGCGCGCGAGCGAAGCGCAGTAGATTCAATCATCAATTTAGTCGAAAGTTTTGAATTAACTGATTCGCTGTAAAAATCCCGACCGGCCATCCTGAAATATAAAATCCGGTTTATCGGTTTTCCGCATTCGTAGGGGATAATCGTTCTAACTTCCCCGCTGTCTGTATTGAATGTCTTGCGTTCGAATTTCATGGCGTCCTCCGTTAGTTGTTATAATCCAGCACCAGCAGTTCCCACATGGCCGGAAGGGCTCCGACTCGGTAGTCCAGGCGGCGGCCATTGCTCAAGGTCTCAATATCACCGTCGCGCATCAAGCCAAGTTCACTAAAAAAAATTACCTCTTTGACCAGGCTGCGCCGGTGTGCCTCATTGATTCCAAAGGTGGCAGCCGCTTTCATCATGTCCAGGTCCTTCGCTATCAAGCCCTTGTCCATTCCCACGATGTCGCCTCCGCTGTGCCGTTCTCTGTCCTACAATTATATTATCGTACCAAAGCGCGAATTTGTAAAGCAAAATGTTAGCAAAAAGATAACTTTTTTAATGGTGTTTTTTCGGCTTATTTATAAAGGGATTTTATGGAAGGTTAAAATATAAAGGCCCACCCCGGCGGCCAAGGCAGGGTGGGCCAGCCCGAAGCGGGAGGGATCGCTCCGGGGTAAGTCGTTATTCTTTAACGTCGGTGGATTCTGGTGCCTTGCTTTTTGCGTAGGCATCGCCTACGAAGTAAACCCAAAGAGCGGTACCGATAGCGCCGGAAGTAGCGGCAAAAACCGTGGCGACGTGCGCAATGCCTGCGGGGCTTAGAATCGCGGTCAAGGCGGCAATTATACAAATGATTATCAGCGACACCATTGCCCAACGCAGGGCAGAAAGTCGGCGATATCCTTGCGGTGTTTTTTTCATGCTTCCCCCTAAAATTTAAGCGAGACGAAAGCATCCCAGGTTCTACGGTCTGCCAGGTCCACAAGATAAGCCAGGCCCGCGGACGTGTTGGCTGAAATCTGACCAGACACCCCAAGACCGGCGCGCGTTCGCGTGAAGTCAAAGTCTGAACGGATTGGCAAGAACACAACGGCGTCGGCATTCAGGCGCCACCAGGTAAAGAAAGACACGTCCACGCCCAGCAGCAAGTCGTTAGAAAGTCCGAACGAAGCCTTTGGTTCAAAGCGCAAACCCCAGTCGATCCGGTCGGTGTACACGACGAACGTGTTGCCAGCGTCGGACACGACCACCGCCGGTTGAATGACATGCCCGGGTTTTGGAGTGGGCACGGGTACCGGTATTGCTGACACCGGATTTTCGTGATTCGGAAGCGGCGGAAGATTTGCCAGCGTACCGGGATCTGTAATTGGCGTGATCGATATCGCTGGGGCGCCTGGTTGTGGGGTAGGCTCGTGGCATCCTGATTTAAGAAGGTAGGACGTGGAAAAAATAGCCACGGCCAGGGACACGATTAAAACGGTGTTTTTTAAGTTCATGGAGTGATCCCGCCCTTCGGTCCGTGGAAGATTATCGGTACCACCACAAACTTCCAAAAGGTAGCAAGCCCTACTATGTAGGCTGCGATTTTTCCGGTATTCAGGGCGGTTTTTTTCATGCCGTCCACCCACTCCTTGACGGCTTTAAATTCGCGGATAGTCTGCGCCCTTGCTTCTTCGATTCCCTTTTGTTGATTTATCCAAGCTAAAATTTCTTTTTGATCTGAACGCACCTCGTTCAATACTTCGCGGTCTTGGCATTGCTGGGCCAAGTCTACCGCCCGCTGGCTGTGACGCATGCGTTCCGCCTCTTCCCATTCAATCCGGGTCACAAAAAGCGAAGGCCAAACATCGTCGGGAGTTTTACCCTGTGGCATGTGTTGCTTCTCCTTATCCTGTATATTTACCGATTGCCAACCAAGAGACGCGAACGACTCCCGCTGGAAGTGCTGACGGAACCTTTAATTTTGCCACCGCGATCCAAGTGTTCGCGTAAGCGCAAAAACATCCGGTCGGGATGTGCGTGCTTGGCACGTCGTCGTCCCATTCTTTGACGCATGCAATAACCACGGGCGGTGTATCAAACTCCACCGGGTAAATCAAGTCGGCTGATATAACATTTCCGTCGAACGGTTTCGATGAGTCGAAGTCGACAATTCCTGCCTGAATGAAAACCTTGGCTTGTTGGTTTCCGTCCACGCTATTGTTCACCGATCCGCTTAACGCATTGGCCACTTTTTCGAATTCGTCCAGACCGGCATAGCCTCCGGGCTGTCCTTTGTTTATCGAATCCTCACGAGCCATTTTTCAACACCTCACTTCAAAAGTCCATTTTTCTCTAAAACGGAAATAATGGTTTTTGCGTCCATCGCCTTCAAAGGGTTTCCGATAGGGGAACTTTGAGCGTGTGGATATTCCTTGAAGCTTTTCCAATCTCCCGCCCAATAAAGACCACACTTTCTGACCGCGGCGCCGTAGGCATTCCAAAGCCGCATGGTCTCGCCGGTGTATTCCCAGGCTGGCTTTCCGCCTACCAAGGGAACGGCGTCAAATGCTTCGGCGTAGTTGTGCCAAGATTCGCCCGGGCCTGCATTCGTAACGTGTGGACCGTTGCATGGCCCCACGGCTTTCAGTATTTCAGCCAGAAAGCCAAACCCGCGTCCAGATAGGTCCACCATCTTGGATTTTATCTCCGCCAGGCTGCGAGACTGACGGAACAGCCGCGCTTGTTCTTCCAGCGTCCGCAATGTGCAATAAATCGAAAGATTGAACCCCTGTGCCTGGCACTCCCGTTTCACCGACTCGGCACGCTCCCGGAACCCCGGGGTTAAATCGCTTAATAGCTGGGAGGCCATGTTTTCCACCTTCCTGGCTAGTACCCTAGCCAAAAAAATCTAGCGCTTAAATGCGGGCATCCTGGCGCACAGGACAAGCCTTATAAGGCCAATTATCAATGGGCCTGGATGTAACCATTGAGTTTTTCAAGTTCTGTATCGGATAAAGTAACCGCGGAAAAAAGGGCGGAAAATTTACCATTAAAAAACGCCCCGCCCGCTCCCACGCATCCGTCCAAAGCTCCAAGGCAAAAACCCTCTGACAAGCTTCCGGTGTTTCCGGTATTCGCCGAATCCATCTCGGTCCCGTTTAAAATGATTTTTATCAAAGCCCCTGAATGTTTCCACGCAAAAACAGACCACGCCTCGCGGTCAAAGGCGCTATATGCGTCGGCCTCCGGTGTTGGTAGTTCCCAATTAAAGGCATGAACCATATCACCGGCTCCGTCCTTGTTTCCAAAGGTAAGGCCAAGCCATCCCAAACTATCCCCCAAAAGCGCCGCTAAGTTCCAAGCCTCCGCGCCCGTTTCAATAGTTCCTTGTGGCATGGCTCCTGATATAAAAATTCCATTCGAAGCACTAATAAAGTCGGAAACAAAAACCGATGTCACTAGCCTGTCATTTATTCCGTCGAACACTATGGACGGGAAACCGTTTTTAGTTTCGAATAGGATCCGCGGCTGGTTCGCTTCTGTGGCTTGCAACAAGTCGCGCGAATTTCCCGTCTGGTCATAAATAGCCGAAACGTACAATTCCAAGTCGGTCCCGTCGATCCATTCGCCGTCGGATGCCGTTTTGAAGTATGGGAAGTATTGGCAGCAGTCGTAGACCTCGAACTCGTTGCCAGTGATACCGTCGCGAATTTTAAGGATGTACGACGAAGCGCAGCCAGTCAGACGGTGTGTTGCAAACGCCCCGGTCAGCGATAAGGTCAGCGGTGCAAAGTCCTCGCTTTCTTCGTTCGTCCGTACTCCCTCGGCAGAAATTAGCGACACGAAACCCTGGTGGGTAATCTCCGTGGGCGATACTTGGCGCTCATAAATTCCCATTATGGGGTTGTGAATTATGCCAAACTGTTCCAGCGATAGCGTGGGCAAAAGCGGTATTTGCACGCCCTGAATGCTTTCCTTAAATTGCTTCGTTCGGGTCAGTTCTGCGTTCGCATACGCCGAAGCGATGGCCCTGGACATAGCAAAGGAATTGTCGAAAGTGTCGGTTTCGATGATCCGGCCCAGCAGATTTTGGCAGGGCACGTCTTCAACCGAAACTTGCTCCGTTCCGTAAAGGTCCGACGCCGGTTTGTATGCCACGGCGTCGATCCGTGCGGAATTGATGACCGTGTTGGCAGCGTTTCCGGTGATCGTTATTGTTCCCACTCCCTGCCCAGAATCCAGGCGAACTGTGGCATTCCCGCAGGTTACGTTTCCAGCGCCATCGTTTACCACGTAGGTCGTCCCATTCACGTCCACGTGGCAATGGCGCAAGGTTGCTCCGCTTCCCTTTTTCGATGGGTACGGGTACTTGGCTGTGATCTCGTACACCTGTCCAGCGTTTAAAATCGTGGGAAGTTCTGACGATTGCCATAACGGGTCGCCCTTCGTTACGTCGGTGATCAGTTGTTCAACCCAGCGGTTGACCAGGGCGGTCACGCGATTCGCTTCCGGGTTGCCCAGCGAATAGGATCCGGCATTGGTTTCGATTCCCGTGGTGCCTTCTGTGCTGTCCGCTTTTATGTTCCAAGTGGCCCGGAAAGTTTCTTCCGTTATGGCCGCGGCAATCTGCCAATTCAGCGTCGCGCTTTTAACGTGCGCCTTCCAGTAAACTATGAACATATTCGGGGAAAGCCATTGATCCAGAAGCGCGCGGTTCTTCCAGAATTCGGCCTTCCACCTGAAATATGATTTAAGTGCTACGGTGTCGGGTATTAATTGCCCGGGCGTTACCTTGACCCAGGGGTCCCACGTGTTCCCGTCGTTTGATACCTGGACAAAAAAGTCAACGTTTGAAACTTGGTCAAGCATACCGCCCGAGAAAATCTTGGGGCCGATGCCAGATATTTCAGCTTCAAAAACACCCCACGACGCCACCGTTCCGCAAAGGTGCCGCGGAGAAATAAGCGAACCGTTCCGGCCATCGCCTAGCGGAGTAATGGCGCCGATCATCTTTTGGCGAAAGTATGCCATGCGATACCCTGGCTTATACGTTCCAAGCTGCCAGTTCGGATAGTTCGAGGTGGTCAATCTGGCAAGCTGCGCCGGTTCCGGTCCGATGACAATTTTCCCGGAGTAATCGTCAGCCGGTGCGTTGTACCAGGACGATTCCGTATAAATGACGGCGGTTTCGGGAGCGCTGTACCCAACTCCATTAATGACATAGCTTATTGTGTTGCCGCTATACCCCAAGTATGACCCGCTGCCATAATCGACTTCTAGGTCGTCCCAGCTTATGCGTCCATCCGTACCCTGCTTTGCATAGGGCGCGAACTTGGTGGAACCACAAAGGTCGGTCCCAAGCGCATTAAAATCGAAAGAATAATAAAGCACTTGCCGCCATTGCGCGTTCCATATCTGCTCGGGATTGTATGGCTGCATATAAATCCGAACGTCAAAAGCCGAAACGTCGATGCAAAAAAGCTGCGAACCCTCGAAAATGTTAAGCTGCGTTTGGGCTTGAGCCAGAACAGAAAAAACGCCGTTTTTCATTCTGCGAAGGTTTACGTTAAGCATTATCCCGTTGGGGTTCGTCGCGTCAGGCATGCTGAATAATTGCACAGCCATCCAATTATTTGCATCGACGTATTTTATTGTCCATCCGCCGTCGCGTGCGTTGGTTCGGTCAAGGTAAACTTTTCCCTTTAACCTGTAGTCGGGGCATCCAAAATCAAGATAGGTCGTGTGGTCGTCATTGCTGCCAAAATCTCCGGGCCCTGACCCTGGGCGAAGATATCCAGAAGCATCGCGCCACCACCGGTTGTTGGGATCGTGCCATGTGTCGAGTGTGGTGTTCTTCTGGCCGGTGCTTCCGTGCAAATGTCCGGCCCGGGCGGGGTCAAAATTATCGTCGTACTCGCTGTTTGATTCGTAAGAGTTCCAGCGAATTAAACGCGGCGAAGTCAGTGCCACGGTTTTCCAAACTTGGTCGTTTATATAAATCGTGTAACTCGCAACGTCAACACGAATGCGAATGCGCACGCGTGTGTTTTGCAGGAACGCGGTCATGGCTTCGGAAAAAAGTGGTTTCGCTGAACCGTACCACGCCACCGTTCCACCCGCATCCGCATAGAGTGCCGATCCGGTTTTGTAAATACGTAAACGCCAGGCGCACGCTGCGGTGTAGTAGTCCACCACGTCGTCCGTGTACCCCCAAACGTCGAAGTTCGCTGAGTCTGCCAGGGAAATATCATATTCAAGAGTGAAGCCCCTGGTTTTATTATATGCAGCCTTGCGAATGTGTTGCATGGCGCTGTTACTTCCTGCCGGAGTCATGACCACATATTCACCAGACGCCAAGAAACGCCAAGAATCGGGGCGGCTTACACTCCACGGCATGTTCGGTTGGTTCTCTGGGTATACTGAAAAAATATGATTAACGTCCCACGCCACGTTGTCAGCAAAGAATTCCCCGGCCACCGACTGCGTGTCGATCAGGCTTTTTGTTCCCGCTTCGAATTCCTGGCGCTCTGTCAGAGTCCAGGACCGATTAACTGCCACGTTCTGATAGCGCAGGCGTCCGTCGCGTGTGGTATAGAAACGCCCACCGATGGCCTGTACAAGCTGTTGGATATTTTCGCGCATGGTCTGGTCTCTAAACACCACGACCGGAAAGGTCACGCCTGTTACGTCGAACGTCATGTCCTGGTAGGGAATGCCCGCCAGATAACAAAGCGTCCGCATTGTGTCCTCGGCTGTGATGGCTTCCAGCGGGTTAAGCGTGTCAACTGGAACAGGTTGGTCCAGGACGACGGTGGTGTCTACGGCGTCAATGCTTGCCATTCGAGAAGCCCCGTCCAAGGATATGCCCAGGGCCGCGCCTTTGTTTTTGTCCACGCCCAAGGTCCCCATAAAAACTAGGGTCTCATACTCAACCGGGGTGGATCCGCTTTTGTCTGTGGCTACGACGCTAATTCTTAGCGGAACACCTGCACGAATGTCACCAAGCCCGTCGGCCTGTTTGTATGGTCCATAAATAGGCGAGTATTTATTGCTGGGCGTGTATCGTTCGTCTTTGTTTATGACGGACAGCGTGCAAGTGGCGGCGTTCGGCAGGCTGTTCAGTTTATCAGCAGGACGGCTTTGCGTGATGCTTACGTCCGGGGCCCCACCTTCCGAATGATTTACGTGGTCGCTTTCGTCTGAAAAGTTATAAAGTTCGACTTGTTGGCACGTGGCCGTGTTTCCTTCGACATCCGTGTCCAGTATTACGATCTGGCAATACCTGGTCAAAATCCCTACGGCCATTTCAACGTCCAGGCGAAGGGTGGAAGAGTAGGTCGTCAGCCCTTGCATGACCATCGTGGCAATGTGTTCCGAAAATGTTGGACCGCCACTTGTAACCAGTAGCGAGCGGATGCCGTTGGAGTAATACGGATAAAAAACCACTTGGTTCAAAGTCAGAGCGACGCCCAGGTCGCAGGCGATCCATTCCGGTTTTAACTTCCATTCGGAACCAGGAAGTGCCTGGCTGTAAAGTCGAGACGTGAAAAGGTCTGCATAATTTTCATCTAACAGGCCCCAGGTGAAAGCTTCCCCAATTCGCCAGATGATATTGTGGGGCATGGTATAAAACGCTTTCCAGTAGTCCTCCGGGTCCTCTCGGTCTGTCTCTCGCCCGCGATAAGTGACGGGCGTTTCTGTCCACTGCAAAGCCGGTTCTTCTCCCACTGCAAAGCCGGTTATATCCTCGATCAAAATCTGGTCAACAAATACGTTAAAATCACCTATCGGCACATAGCTAGAATTATTCGGATATTCGCAGGACACCATTGCCGTCACATAATTCGTGTCCGCTACGGTCCAGTTTTCATCCGCCACGAAGTCGAAGTCTACCTGCTGCCAGGTATCAAATGCGACCAGGTTTTCAGTAGGCGACGCAAGTTGAACCATGTGCGTCCCTAGCGGCTGATTACTAACGGCCATAGCTTTAAGATAAAAACCGGGCTCGCCTTGAATAAGTCCGCCGTAGGGCAATACGCGCAAATAATCGACGGCCACGTGGTAGGTGGGCTCATAATAAAAAGCCCCGGTGAACCACAAGACAAAATAAAGATATTGCGGTCCGGACAGACCGGCATCCACCAGGTCATAGGTGAACGTGCCCGCGTTAGAACTGTATCCGTTCAACCAGGTAACGCCAGCCCCTGTATTGTCTGGAAGTGCGGTGGCCACGCCAAGTTTCCACTGAATCGTCCCGGTCACTTCTGGGATGCTTATGCGAACCTTGGGGTTTGTTGTAACGTCAATTACCCCGGCTTCGCGTATGGCTGATAGGTGCGAAGGCGGAGCCGACGGCATGGAAAACTCGATTGACTCACCGTCAGACGAAAGCGTTTTGTTTGCTGGCCATGCGTCCTCGGTCCATGTGGACGTATCCCGGCAGTCATCGGAAAATATAGGCGCGTCAGCGTTGGCGGTACGGTTCTCGACTTTCAACTGGCACGACATCCGGTAGCGGTGGCCGCGTAGGAAGCGCACCAAGCGCTGATATACTTCGCTTTGAAAGTAAGCGTCAGCCTGCGGGTTAGTTATGGCTATTTTAATGCAGTCTCCACCGTCTGACCCACTGGCTGAACGACTCAATGCGCCACTTGTGGACATGTAAGACTTCCACGAATTCGGAGTGGATCCCGTATCATAGGACATGCCGTCCTGGTCGTCCCAATCTTCAAAGCTGGCGTTTTGTATCATGGGGCGATCAATGCGAAGCTGAACCGGTTGCTGCAATCCGCGCGGGCTCATCTTGTGCCAGAAACAATAAAAGCCCGTTGTGTCGTACGATTGATACCCAAACAGTCCGGACTCATAGGAAGCGTCGGTCACGTCGAAAATTAAAACGCTGTTTTTATAAACCAGCGTCCGCGTTCCCTGTTTGACGATCTTAACCGTGAACACTTCGGCGGTGGGCGTAAGTACGTCCGCGCGTGTTTTTAAAATCGTCCCATGTCCCGATCCATTGTCCGACGTGTCCTTTACGAACCGGGTAGTTCCGGTTTCAAACTGGACGCCATACCCCTTGGCATAATCCGGGTCCGGGTCTTGCAGACAGAAATAAATATTCACCCGGTCACCTTGCTTGTATTCTCCCTCAAAAACAAAGTCACCAACATTGCAGTCGTTCGCCTGTGAAGCGAAACACCACTCCGGTCCCGAACTATAAATCTGCAATGCGTTTCTTTCGTCAATTACGTCGGTGAAAATTTGCGTGTCATATCCTGCCCGACTAGAGACACACCACGCGCCTTCGTTAAAGGTTTTAAAATCGTCATAAAATCCAACCTCTCCGCCCACCAACATCTTCCGAGAAGGAAACACGCCAAAGTCGCGAAAGAAACCGACAGCGGTCTTGTCTACGTTCCAAAAACCAGCGACGGGGTTTTCAATGGTTCCGTTTTTTCCAGCCACCGATCCCACGGCCACGGTTCCACTTTCTTCTCGAAACTTCCAACGCTCGACAAGGTTGCCGGTGACATCTCCGCCCGCATTGGCTGTGGTCATTTCGCCAGCGCTTAATACTTTATTCCACCAGCGCACGTCTTTAATTTCTCCGGGGAAATGATAATTATTTTCATCGTATGCCCCGATGTATAAAGCCCGCGACAAGCTGGAAGGATCGCTGGTGGACTGCCACAAATAAGTGCATTCAGTAACACCAGATTCCGTTCCATAAAAAACCTTCCAGGTTCCACCTCCGGTTTTAACAAAAAACCACGTGGTAAAAATTCCTTGAGTTCCTGCAAGTCCTCCATCTGTACGAAGCACGGTAGACACGCCGTGCAAAATTTCCCAGTTGCCAGCGTATATTTGCAAATAAAAACCTTGCCCCAATGAATAACCACCACGCGACAAAGGGATTGCCAAGGCCGCTATGTCGTTATTTTTCAAGCGCATCATTATCGTAGCCGAAGTACTTGCAATGTCGAACGCTGAATCTGTGCCGAAGTTTACCCGCTGCCCGTCTTGCGAAAAAGTAAATCCTTTTTCTGCGTCGTCTGTGCGCGTGAAATTTTTCACGTACACCAGTTCAGGCATCCACGCACAGAATCCGGAAAACATGGTCCCATACTTGGACGTGTAAACTTCCAGCATGGTCTGGCCGAAATACGAATTATAATAAAACCGAACGCGCACGTTCTCCGCAAACTCGCCCGTCGCCACACCTTGCAAAATCAGGTCAGTCGATATACCGGACACGATCTTCCGCAACACAATCCTGGATCCGGTCGAAGTGTTTTTAAAAACCACGTGGACGCTGTTCTGTTCCGTTGCGATGTACCCGGATGCCGTGTCTGAAATGGAAACACCTGATTCCGAATAATATGACCCAGACGGCGTGTTCTTTCGTCCCCCTATTTGAAACTGGAAAACGGAGTCGCGCAACACCGGGAACGTGCCCAACCTGGACACGTTAAGGACGGCAGATTCTCCGCCTGCTACGCCCGACTTTATAGCGTTGGCTTGAAGCGTTCCCCACTTCCCAGAAATTCCTGTGGCCGTTTCCAGGGGATAACCGAACTTCGCAGTGGCCCAGTTCGACCAATCTGCAAAAGCCTCATAAAAACGGAACGGGCGCCAGATTTGAAACGTGTCGAACTTAGGGGTGCATCCGTTCCAACGGTCAAAACCAACCTTTGAAACGTTCGACAATGTTTTGGTCAAGTAGTCTATATACTGCGTTCCGTCCACCCAAACCACGATCCGGTCGCGCCGAACTTTGACCAGCACTTGATGCCATCCGGTAGTAATGGTCCAGGCCTTACTGTATGCCACCACGCCGTAGCTTGTCCCGCGGAGTTTCTTTACAATGTCAACGCGCCCAGCGTCGTCGGAATGCAGGCGCAAATAAAAAAGATTGTTCGCATCCATTAATCGGATATTGATACCGGCATCGTAGGAAGCGGCGCTGTCCACGTATTGCGAAAAAGCAATATCAAATTCAGCGGTTCCCAGGTCGATGTAAGTACTGCCGTCCCGGTCGACCGTGTTGTTCGGGACGATTGCGTTGCTGGTTATTTTCCATTTGCTGTTGGGATCGTGCCACACGTCCTTCGTGTTGTTCCTGGGCGTGACGGTATGGTTGGCCAGTAGCACGCTGTCGGTGTCGGTGAAGTCATCCTGGAAAAGCTGGTCGGTGTACCCAGAGCTTAAAAGGTTGGCATATTGGAACGCGGTCAGCGGACGCACGGATGATTCCCACCACCCAGCGTACCCAGAATTAAGCGGATCAGTGTGTGGCCTGTACCCGTCAATGGCCGGGGCAATCGTGCGCCCTGCCGCGTTGCTG